TAAAAACTACTCTATCTGCATCAACAACAGTTGTACTTGAAGCACTTGTGCCACCATCCATGATGTTTAACTCTGTTGCTGTTACAGTAGCACCATCTAATATATTCAATTCAGCAGGAGTAGAGGTAATAGCTGTATCACTATCTGCAGCCAATACAGGTATTGTACCTGATTGATTAGGTAACTTAATAGTTCTATCTGCAGTTGGGTCTGTAATAGTTAATGTAGTTTCATGGTCATCTGCAGTAGCACCTTCAAACACAATAGCATTAGCTGCGTTCATCGTTACGGTATCTACAACTGTCTGTGTTCCAGTAACCGTTAAATTACCACCTATTGTTACATTGCCTGTTGTAGTTACTGTATCAATGTAGGCATCTTTAAAGTACAAAGACGATGTACCCAAGTCAACATCACTATCTGTAACAGGTGCAATAGCACCGTCTGCCATAGTAAATTGAGCAGTTCCACCTGCAGTAAATGCCATCGTATCTGTGCCACTAAAAAATAAACCTTGATTAGTGTCGCCTGTATTTGTAATTGAAGGTGCAGATGCAGAACCGTCAGGAAGAGATACTACTCCTGCTACTGTAACAACTCCATCAGCTAAAGTAATAAGGTCTGTGTCATCTGTGTGACCTATTGTAGTACCATTTACGATTACATTGTCTACTGTAAGTGTAGTTAGTGTACCTACAGATGTAAGATTAGGCATTGCTGTTATTTCATCATCAAAGTATGCAGCTAAATCAGTAACAGCTACTTGCACCATAGTACCGTTGTCGTTCATTACTACTCTGTCAGCGTCAGCTACTGTAGTAGATGTAGCAGATGTATCACCATCTATAATGTTTAATTCCGCTGCAGTAGATGTCACACCGTCAAGTATATTAAGTTCTGCTGCTGTTGAGGTTATAGTTGTGCCATTAAGATTAATAGCATCTGTATGTACAGTGCCATCAAAGTATCCATCTTTAAATTCATAATCACTTGCACCCAAATCTATATCATTATCTGTTTGCGGAGTAATAGAACCATCTGCAAATATTACCTGTGCTACACCCCCTGCAGTAAAAGCAATTTCATCAGAGGCACTAAAAAATAAACCGCAGTTAGTATCCCCTGTATTAGTTATAGAGGGATTAGAAGCACTACCATCTGGTATAGATAATATACTACTAAGAGTTACAGCACCTGTAACACCCAATGTACCTGCAACCGTTGCATTTACATCTACGTCTAGTGTATCTATGTGTGCGATACCATCAAGATATAAATCTTTAAATTCTTTAGAAGCAGTACCTAAATCAATATCACTATCTGTTGTTGGTATTATACCACCGTCTTCAATAGTAAGTTGTTCTGTACCTGCTATATCAAATCTAATTTTATCTTCATCAGCAGATTCTTCTACTTGTATCTTTGTGTCACCGTCAGCATCACGCATTGCAATAATAGGACCGCCCTCTGCTGCTGTACCATCGTGAGTATGACCAGTAGAGGCAACAAAGGCAGCAAGCAGTTCATCAAATTCATCGTTAAATGATTTAGCTTTGACTACATTGGTTGCCTGTATGTCGGTTTCACTCTGTCTAGTATAACCATTTCCCATTATCTTACATCTCCTATTCCATAAGTAACTGTGTATCCTTGAATACTGTGACTTGCATTTGTATCATTAGTAACGTAACTAAACGAAATTGATTTACCTGAACCTGTAAAGGTAGTTCGTTCTACAGGTGATGGATTACCATCATAAATATCTCCTGTTGTGTCATTTTCTGCACCATAGTTTGCTATATTTGTACCTGTGTTAAAAAAAGATGCAGGGTCATCATTTGCTATAGATAAATCTGCAGGTTTAGCAACTTCTGTATTATCGTAATCGTATGTAACACCAACGGCAAGTGATATAACTCCTTCAGCTTTCATGTACGTAGATATACTATAGTAATTTTTACGTACTTCGGGGTCTTGCATATATACAAAAGGTGTTTTATAGATACTTAATATCTTAGATGTATCAAAAGCATTGCCAGATTCTTGTGCATACACTTTACCAGAAGAGTCACCATGTATAACTATTTCTTCCTGTCCTAAATAATTACTTGCTGCACATACACATTCTATACCTGATAATGTACCAAACTCAAAACCGTAACCTTCACCTACTTGTCTTAAAGCTCCTATTATACCCTCTGAACCACTAGCAGAAAACATATAACGAAACTGTGATTTCTTTTTTATTACAACTGAAGATAGTGTAGATAGTATTTCATTTGCTAGTGTACCATTAATTGTAGACTGTATATTTTTAGACAATGTTTCTAAGTTAACGTCACCAATTTTATTTGTACCTGAAATTGGTCTTATACCATCTGGTGATAAAAAGATTAAGTCTCCACCTATTTCTACCACACTATCAGAAGCAAGACAGCCTAAGTTTGTTGTTACATTTTCTACGTTAAAAGTTTCTCCTGTAGCACCAACTACTCTTTTTATATTATTTGTACCAAATACATAAAGACTATTACGAAATGGTTTAATTGCAACTACAGGAAAACCTACTAATAAAAATCCACCACCTTCTTCTGAATCAAAGTTATGTTCATTTTCTGCTGCACTAAAATAAATAACATCATCTGATGCAGGGTCTCCTGCTAACCATACTCTCTTAGAATGTACTGCAGAAAACTTAGGGTCTGTTGGAGCACCTGCATGTAATATTTGTCTATAATTACTTCCATCATATGTAGCTGCAGGATTTATACCGTCTGTTAAAACAACTTTAGGAGTACCAAAATTAAACTCTGAAAATCTAACTTTACTTACGCCTGTCATGGTTGGGTCAGATGTTCTATACAAACCTGCACCTGAACCTACTGTTATATTTCCTGTTACTGCACCGCTAGATGCTATTTGTGTTATTGTGTTAAAATAATTTGTACTTGTTACTGTTGCATCTGCTGCAGGTCCAGTTACAACCTCTTCAAGTGCCTCACCTAAAAAATCTGTACCTGTTATAGTAAATGTTATTCCTGATTCATCACTACCTGCAGAAAATATAGTAACCTTTCTAGGTTGTTGTGCTGCAGAGGTAGTAAAGTTAATTGTGTTAGAATCGTGTAATGCACCATTAATAGTTAAATTAGCTGCACCACCAGTTGTTTGTGTTGCACATACACCATCTGTATCATTTGCTACTACATTAGATGTAACGGTTGTCCATCCTACAACAGCAGGTACGCTACTTATTGTGGTGCTAGTTGAATAGGCATCGTCTGTAATAGTATTTCCGTTTGTAAATACAGAAGATGGTAATCTACCAAAGTCTACTACTATAGTATTAGAGTTTTTAGATATGAGCGTACCAGTTACTCCAGTAGATACTCCTGCACTTGTTCTTTCTGATATTGTTTCTCCAACAGTTAAGTCACTATCAGAAGATACATTAAAGCTATAATAATAGTTCCAGTGATGTAAATAGTTATTTCCTGATGATGGTGTCCTACAGCCTAGTACACCTTGATTTACTCCATTTGCTACTGATAAACCTAATACAGAGCCAGTACCTGTTATTGTTCCGTAGCTGTGTGCAAAGCCATTTATTTTTCTATATCCACCCTCAAGGTTAGGTTCATAATTAACTAATTGTATAGCTGCGCCTGTAAAGGTATCACCTAATGTTAATACATCACTACCTGTATTTAATCCCCCTCGACATATAGCTTTAAACGTGGATACTGTATCTGCCATTAGGTTGTCAAACTCACTGCGTTTGAAGAGAACCTTGACCTATTAATAAAAGTAGAACGTATATTAAGTGGATCATCTAATAGTAACCTACGCATAACTTTCATACCGTCTTCAAACTTTTGTTGATGTATTTGAGCAGATTGTTCATTAGACCTAAATCTCATCATATATACCATAGCACCATCTACGACTATATATCTAAATCTGTCAGGTATAATGGTTGTATCTGATTGCAAAGTTAAATCACTAGGAAATTTATAATAAATATAATCTACTATATATGCTGCATCAGGTATAGGTGTAACACCAAACTTTTCTTCCGCTGTTTGGTAAACTATATTAGGAGCACTGTATCCCCCACTACCAGAACTATCATCTAATGCTCTATATTTTTGTGTGTATTCTTCAAATGAAACAACAGGTAACGGCTTTGCTGTATTTAATGCACTTGTTAATTGACTTACATAAAACGTATCCCAATCAACACTTGCCATGTCTGTTGGAAAATCATATGTAGCTGTACCTGAAGCTAGTGTTTGTGATTGTGCAGTTTTAAGAAATGGAAACTGGTGTCCGTCTTGTAATATCTCTCGTATTGAATTATTTATAGCATCTTTAGCAATAGCCTGTACATTTTTTGCAGTAGCAAAATTAGCAGTCGTAAGCTGTACTTCGTTTATTCTACGTAGTAAGTCATTTGTTAGTGCTAAATAAGTTGTAGACATGTTGTGTCCTTATATCTAAGTAAGAGGGCAAGTTTCCCTGCCCTCCTAAGTAAGTTAAGTTACGCTAGAGCGTCACGGTCAACTTCAGTTGGACCTGCATCACCTTGGTCACTCACATCCATAAGCAAGGCATAAACACGAATTTTACCTGCTGAGAATGTTGCACCATCACCTGCAAATGTCAGGTCAAGGGTGTCTGCTGAAGCAAGAACAACGTCTGCTGAAGGTGTAACAGACGGAGCGTAAGCTGCATCTGATGCTCCATCAATATCAAACGCTGTAACCCACTCGTCAGCATCTGCTGAACCTAATGTTGCTGTAGCGTTTGTACCTGTATTCATAGTTGCAGATAGTACAACTTGAAACCCTGCATGTAATACACGTGTATTTGCAGGAATGGTAAGACACTGAACTACATCACCCGATGAACAGTCAATAGCCTGTGCAGTAAGATCAATAGTCTTCTGTATCATATATGGACTTCGCCCTCGTTGTGAGCTTCCATGAGCAGGTAGTAAAAGACTTGTAATAGTAGCCATTTTTTAATCCTCCCCCTTATATGCTAGAAACATATAACGCTCTGGTCATAGACTCAGGACGTAATATTTTTCTGCCGTATAGATGCATGCCTCTAACAATATCAGCAAACGAATCAGGGTCTCTGTAAGTTTCTGTTTTATTGATTTGGTCTGCTGTCGCAACAGATGAACTGTGACCTGAACAGATTACACCAAAATGTGTTGAACCTGTGGCTGTAGCTCCTGTTGGACCATTACCTACTTGTGGTAGATTGCTTGACATGTAGACTTTAAAGCCATGAATGTTGTTAAAGATTAAACCATTCTGTAGCCCAGAACCGCCAAAGTCAGCGTTAAGAAGCCGAGAGTCCTCGTCCTTCAATAGTTCTGCGAACACAGGGTCAATAATTAACCAACGTCCATTAGTGTCAACATGCTGTTGATCCATCTTACGTGACATACGAGCAATAACACTCATAGGTGATGCTTTAGCTGTTGTAGTATTCAGCGAATCGCCACCTGCACGTGGAACAACAACAATAGAATTACCACTTGTACCGCCATTAAAGTCTGCAGCGTCTACCTGCATGCTTGCTAATAGTTCGTTAGTTGCAGCAGTTGATACCGCCACAGAACCATTTACAGTTGAGTTAACTGTGTCTGGTGTACCGTGTAATGCTGATTGTTTAAAACCACACATATAGCCTAGTACGTCTTGGTCAAACTGGTCTGACAATCTGTAAGCTGCACGGTCACTTGCAAGAGCTTGAAAGTTTACATGTGAGTGAGCTTCTTCAATGTCGTCCACTTTGAACGCAAAGTAGTTAGCTTTGTCTATGGTTAGAGAGAACTCTTCATCATCGAGATCATCTGCGACAATGGTTGTTCCCCTTGTGTAAGCCTTAACGCTTACTTCTGGTTCTTTGATGATTTTTACAGAGTCACCCATTTGAGCAATCTCTCCAAAATAATCACCGTTGGTTACAGCAGAAACAATAGATGATTTGCGAAATGCAAGTTGCACCTGTTTGCTGTATATGATAGGACTGAAATTACCGTTAGGTAGGTTTCCATATCCTGCAGCACTTGAAAAAGCCATTTTAAAAATCTCCTTTTAGCTTTCTACAGATACAAACTACAACTTACTTTAGTGGCTAATTCTTATAAGGTGCAAATAAAATTCGTATGCCTACGTAAATTAAATGGGCTAAAAGAGATTAGGTTGTACTTAAACTCATTGATGTTTGTGAATTTGTAAGGTGTAAGTTGTCCAGTTGGGGTTACACCTCACATACAGATATATATAGTTATATCTATAAAACTTTATTTGTCAACACTTTTTTTAACGAGCATTGCCAGATATATCATAAATAAACTTACCGCTACGAATTGCTTCCATAATATTGTCAGCTTCCTTTTCGTATTGTTGTTCGGTCATTTTGTTTACCTGTGATTCTCTTAAAAATGATTTGCTCTCATCTGACTGTGGTGTATTCCTAGCACCTCTAGTATTTACAGATTTAGCTGCGTCATTGTTATTTGTTTTCTTCTTACCTGTAATACCCATATCAGCTTTGTAAAGGTCTATTGCCCTTGCTGCTGAACGAGCATCGTTTTCATTTTCATACAGAGCGTCTTGTACCCACTTAGGTTGTGTATCTGCCCATTCGTGAAAATCGTCTGTGTCCTTTATGTCGTTGAAGTCAGGGTGATATTTAAGTAACTCACTCTCTGCCTTTTCACGTGTAACATTTGACTGCATTTCGTCAAGTGTTTTCATTCTTTCTTCTAATGCGGTTGCTTGTTCTTTTGCTTTCTTTATTGCAATGGTTTCAACAATCGCAGCTACATCAGGATATTGACTAGCCCATGCCTCTATATCTTCTTCAGACTTAGGTAGTTTAATTTCTTTTTGCGTTGCATCTGTAAGTTGTCTTTTAAGTTCATTGATTTGATTTTGAACATCTTTATCTTTTTCCTGCATATGCCTACGCAAATCACCATAACGCTTTTTAAAAGTTTTTTCTTCTCCTGTAACTTCAGGTTCAGATTCTTTTACTTCTTCAGTAGACTCTCCTTTATTTTCAGCAATAAGTTTTTTTAGTTCCTTTTCTTCTTGCTCTATCTTTTCTTCATTCGTAGTCTTCTTATTCATAAATGCTTTTTTAGGTACGTCTACTTTTTTTACTATTTGTTTTACTTCTTCTACTTGTTCATTCATTTAGTTTTCTCCTTTTGGGGTAACTGTAGTCCACCTAATGTGGGGAGTTAGTTGCCAATGGGGTGTTGTGTTATGGGTAATCTTTTTTCATTAAACCGCCTTGTGCTCT